GCGCGCGCGCGCCCGACCCCCTCCCCCATCGCTTTCAGCGCCGGCCACGCGGCCCAGCCCAGCCTGACCGGCATCCAGATCGGCCCACCCGTGGCATGGAGTGTGACACGGTGCGGCATCTCCCTCGTATGAGGCCACATAAACAGCAGATTGCACATCCGCTGCACCGTGACACGCAGCCCCGCGCACCTGGTCACCGGCACCGCCCTGGGCGATCCCGGCGAGCGCTGCCGCCGCGGCGGCCGCCATTGCGGAAACTTCCGCCCCAGCACAATCCATGCCGGCCACCTGGGCGGCCTCAGCCACCGGCAGGCATGCCACATTGCAGGCCCCGAGTTGCACCACATTTGCGCAGCTCATGCCGTGGCCCTCCGTTTAGGGTCCAGCAGGTCCAGCAGCGACGACTCAGGCACCAGCACGGTGCTCGCCGCTGCGAGGCCCATTTTGCGGACTGGCAACCTGCCCGCCCTAATCCAGCCCTCCAGCGTCCTCTCGGACACGTCCAGCAAAGCGGCAGCGCTTTTGATCCTGTAATGAGGCTCCAGCCTGCCCGACAAAAACAAAAAAAGAGACCGCCCCGGCAGATGCCACTGGCCCGCCCGATGGCAGCAGCCACGCACCACACCGAGGCGGGCCCAGCGCTCCACCAGCACCGCCGGCACATCCAGCAGCCCGGCCACCTCGGTGGCCGTCCAGGACTGCGCACGCAGCAGCTCGGCCGCGTCGATTGTGTCGGTGGTTTTAGGTCGTCTCGGCATGGTAGTCCTCAAAAAAAGAAAAGGGGGGCGCGGCACGCTCAGGCGCAGCGCCGAAAATCGTTGATCGACGGCACACACCGCCGACCGTCTCTCGCACCTCATAAAAGCGCACTTTGGGCGAGTAGGTCGGCGCAGGCTTCCCGGGCCAGCGCCGACCGTCCTCCACGTCCGCGGCTGCTCTCGTCATACAGCCTGGAAATTTTTCGTTGAGCCAGCGTCAACGCTGGCCCGCGTCGTCACCGTCGCGGCCCTCCAGGTTGACCAGCTCGAAATCATCCGACCGCCAATCGCGCCGGATCGGGCAGACACACCACCAAGCCACCAAGCCCGAAAGCCCCAGGCAGCCCAGCATGAACACAACAAAAAAACAACCTCCGCACAAATCACGTTGCCGCCGCAGCCGTCGCGGCCTGCGCCTCCGGTTAGCAGAGCCGAGCGGCTCGAAAGAAATTCCCAGCGGGCACGCAGACAGCGCACTGTCTTCGGCCAGTCCGGCTTGCGACTTCATGCGGTCGACAGCAGCGCACCCACCTCTCGGCGGCGAGTGCGTGCAGTAGGTGAGTAGAGCTCGGTTGCGCGCCAGAATCCGCCAGCAGCCGCCTCACGGCTTGCGCGCCCAGCAACTAACAGGCGTCAAACAACACTTCGGTGAGGTGTCCATGCCCACTGATGTAAAGCAACATCGCCTTCACACTCCTACGCCAAGTTTAATTTTACCTTTCCGATAAATTCATGCATTCTGCTAACATGTCACACGAGCACCCACAAACCGCCAAAGCTCCTCGCCACCACTGTCACTCACCTGGCGCACCGGCTGGAGCACAGAGCCACCTGCGCCAAAAGCCGCCAGTCGTCGCCTGAATCACCCAGCCCGTCAGCCACCATAAACGGCGCGCGGCCCATCCGCGATGACCACTTGGCGGCGTATCTCCCATGCCTCGACCGCTCAGAGCAGCGGCAGCTCCTCGCCGCCTGGCTGCACGATCTGCCTGCAGAGGTCCACGCCGTAAGTTGGATCCCGTCCAGGGCACCGTGGCCGAGGAGGTGCAAAATGCACCTTCGGCCTCACCGCCGAGCAGCAGAGCATGCTCAGCTACTGGGCCCAGCGCCTCACCCATGACGACGAGCTCGGCGCAATTTTCGCCGCCATCACACGCCGCGCAGGCTGGCGGCCCACCGCCTAGCCCCCAATTTTCCCTCACACTCAAGGCCAAACCATGCCCACCAAATTAAATTATTAATTTAATGTTGACGCCTGCCCGGCCCTGCCTTAATCATCCCTTGTCGCCACAAGGCACACACAACACCCACAAACCAAATCCAAATCCAAATCCAAAACATCATGAAACTCACTGAAGCTCAAACCGCAGAAATCACCGCTCGCATCAACTCAGCATTCGGAAGCCGCGACATCATCACCATGAACACGGCGGGCCAGATCGGCCAAACCAACTTCTACGGAGATGACGACGAGCCAAAGCTCACCAAGAAATCGGTGTTTGGCCTCGTTGAGTGCGCCCTCAACAACTGGAATCAGCCCGAAGACAAGGACGATGCGGAATGGGTTGACGAAATCGTGACGGACATCATCAGCGACATCCTGTGATGACTCCCAAACCACAACACAACACCCACCACCACCACACGCCATGAGCAGCACCACCACCAAGCCCGCCATCACCACCGCCTAGCCCCGAACAAAAAGCCGGGCAGCCCCGCAACGGACTGCCCGGCCCACAACACGCAGCCACCACGGCCGCAGCATCTCCGCCACTCTATGCCCCCACGTCCCCCCGTCAAGCCCCGCCGCCGTCGCCGCCTCGGCCGGCCGCCTGGCACCACCAAAACGCCGCGCATCACCGCGCAGGCCCGGATCCTCGAGACCACCGCCGCCTGGCTGCTGCAGCAGCACCCCGGCGCCCGCAGCCTCCACCACGCCGCCGCCCTCGTCCTCGATGCCCTCGCCCAGGCCGCCCAGCCACCCCTGGCGACTGGACCCAGCGCGGCCTCTCCGTCGCCCTCCGCATCGGCCAGCCTGAGCTCTCCACCGTCCTCCGCCACCTCGTCGCCACCCACTACCTCACCACCCACCACCACCGCAGCCCCCAAACCGGGCGCGCAACCATTTTATATCGCCTCGCCGCCGCTCGGGACAAGGGCATCAAACAGGCCAAAGTCCTGAAAGGTTACTTTGGTATCCAGAACACCTCGGATCAGTGACCGCGCACCCATGAATATGAATACACGACAACCCGCCCAGAGCGGTTCACTGCATCCGATTTGTTCGGCGTGGTGGATGTATGATAACCACACCTTCCAGCCAGTGGACATAACCGCCCCAAAATGGCGAGAGTATGTGATGACGTGCTACGACATCGACGGTTTCGGCTCATTCTTCGTGCGCGAGACTCCAAATGGAAAAACAATCTTTGACCTGCACGGTAGAGGGAAGGAAGGCCGAGAATCATTTGCTGATGCACTTTATGCGTGGACTCCGCCGAACGTCTCGGATCAGTGACCGCGAACTCCATGAATACGAATACACGACAACACGCCGAGAGCGGTTCACTGCATCCGATTTGTTCGGCATTGGCTGACGACTCGGAGCCGATAACCGAGGAGTGGTTGCTTGCAAACGGCTTCCGACATGTGCCGTCCGACATGGGGCCTGAATACAAAGACCATCTCGAAAAGGATGGCCTGAACCTGTGGGAGTTTAACGGGACTGGAGCTTGGCTGTGGGACGTGCATGATTCCGTGGAAATGCGGACTCGTGGCAAGCTCAGGCTGCTGGCTTTATGGCTTGGTCTGGATTTGCCGAACGCTGGCGGTCTGGCAACCCAGCCAGCGCCACAAGATCCCGCTTCAAAATAGAACTCCCACGCTGGCAGGGGTTGCCAGCACCGACCTTGTTATGCCTCTTCGAGTTACCATTGAACTGATCCCGCGGGGGGACGAATCCCGAAAAGAAAGCTCGCTGTCGTGGACATCGAGAACGACGGCACCGCTGGCGATATGCGCGGAGGTGGCGATGTTGGAAACTACCTCGTCAGGGCTTCCGCTGAAATGCAGGGTGGCTTCGATGAGTTCGCCGCGTTCACGATGGGGCCGCTGAAACGCGGCGACTACATCGACACGGCGATTGATGTTCTGGCCGTGATGCACTCCGCGAGGATGCCGCGCCGTGGATTCATCACGGGGCGCGTCGAGAGTGGATAATTCTGGGCATAACAGTGATTATCCAGAAGTCATTTCCAGATAGCACCCCCAAAACCGGAAAGACCACCTCATGAAACTCGCCGAAATGCTCAGAACAAGTGCGCATCACCTGCCGCATGCGGCGGCTCTCCTACCACACCGAAACCTGTTACACCGGCTGGATCACCCGTTTCGCCAGGCACATCATCGACTGCCCACCCGAAAGCACCCGTGAAGAACGCGTCCGCAGCTACCTCGAAAATCTTGCTCCTCGGTGCTCCGCATCCACCCAAAACCAAGCCCTCAACGCCATCGTCTTCCTTTACCGCGATGTCTTGCAGCAGCCCCTCGCTCCTTTTTGACTTAGGCTGGAAAGTGATGATCACTGCTGCCAAGAGGCGCGGCCTTCGCTCGCAGCCCCGCCACGGTGCCCGTCAATGAGCCTTCAGCCCACAGCCCCCACCGCATCCTCACCCAGGCCCACCGCACCCCCAGCCAGCTCGCATAAAATCTCTCCGTCGTGCTCGCACTATCGCCAAGGAAATATGCCGCCGCCCCCAGCCCCTGCTGCATGTAAACTTGCGATGCCGCGTGCATGCGCAGCTCATGGTTCGACTTTGTGCGGTCAGGAATAAACCGCCTCAAAAACTCTGAATGGCGACGGTAAATCAGATCGTAGCGCGTCGTCTCCCCCAGCCCATCCGCAATCAGGAAACCCACCTTCTGCAGCAGCACCCCCGCCAGCTCCGCATCCAGCAGCAGTCGCCTCGGCTTCCCATGCTTCAGCACCTGCCAGCCCGGCCGGTCCTTCACCACCAGGCACCAGCGCCCCTGCGCATCCTGCTCCAGCCATTCGCGCCGCGCCGCCAGCAGCTCCTCAGCCCGCAGCCCAAGGCGACGCAAGCACACGTTAATCAGCCACAGCTCCGGCTGCGACTCCCGCAGCCCTTCCACCTCCGCCTTCATCCGCTCAAACACCCCAGCAGGCCACGGCACAAACCCATGGCGCGCCTCCCGCAGCTTCGGCAGCTTCCGCAATTCCAGCACATCCGGCACCTTCAGTCCCGGCATCAGCCTCTCACGATGAGACATCAGCGCCAGCGCATTCCGCACCGTCCCATTCAGTCCCGAGTTCACCGGCAGCGCATCCACCCAGTTCACCCCTTACCCTCACGACCCTGCCCCAGCGAAAACAACCGCTCCACCGTCACCCGCGCCAGCGCCTTATCCATCGTCACCTCGAAAGGCCGCACCTCATCCACCACCCGCGCCAGCCGCAGCAGCGCACTCTTATACGTCCGCAGCGTCCCCGAATCCACCACCTTATCCCCCTGATCCAGCACCGCCAGCACCTCACCCACCGTCGCCCACGCCCCCGCACCAGCGCCTTAGATCCCAGATTCAGGATCAGCCGCTTCACCTCCTCGATCCTACCCGCCGCCACTCGTTCCGCCTCCGCAAGAGTCGTCCATCGCGTCGATTCCTGCACCCGCTCGGAAGAGCCCGGCACCATAAAATCCATCGTCCAGCTCGCCGCCGCCGTCCGTTTGTAAAACCGCACCGCCACCCCGCGATCCGTTTAGAAACCGTCTTACGGCCAGCCTTATCAGTCGAGGCAGCAGGGGCAGGGGAAAGCGTCGTGCTCATGTCACAGCGTCACACGCCATGTCACACTCAGCAAGCGCAAATTGCGCTTATTTGCACCCTTTAGAGCAAGATTAGAGCAAGATCAAAACCCCACACAATCCTAGCAAAACTGCTTTTTCCCTTGATAACCAGTTAAAAACTAACTTGAGAGAGGTGCCGATGGCCGGACTCGAACCGGCAAACAAGTTTCCTTGTAGCAGATTTTAAGGCACTTGGTCAGGCGCTTTGGAATGCACTCACCGTCAAGGCAAACGGCGCACTAGATGCACCTTCATGCCACGGCCGTGTCACATGCCGGAAGGCACTGGGCACAGACCGCTTCAATAAAGCTTCGTGCTCAGCTTTGTCGTTCATGTATTTGACCAGTGAATCGCGGTCGTGGATCTGTTTCCACATGAGGACTGTCTCATCGCCGAGGTTGACGGTGTCTGCGTAGGAGGCCCGGCCCGTCTTCGTGTCCAGCCGGATGACCGTCTTACGAGGGAGATGTGAGCCGTGAGCATCATCAGGAATCTCGGCCGCGATAACGGTGTAGCCGCCGGGCGAGTCTGAGACCGGTGGAGAAAGTGCCGTGATCGTGGTTTGAGCGGCGAGGGTGACGATGCCGAGGAGCAGCGCAGCAAAGAGAAGGCGTTTCATGGCCGACAGTTTAGCATGGGTGTCAAGGCACGCTCTCTACCCGCTCGCCGTCCTTGCGCACGCGGACGAGGTTCAGATTGCCCATCTGGGCTTCCTTCTTAGCGGCCAAGATCGTTTGGCGTGTGGGTGGCAGGCGTTTGAGATCCAGTTCAAACTCGGCCAGCTCACGTTGCAGGGCGGTGATGCGCGTGTTGGCCTCCTCCACGGCGCGGCGTGGGGCACCGGGCAGGTTCTCACCGAGCACGCGGTTGGCATCCTCACGCACGCCGCGATAGCGGCTGGCAAGCGAGCATACACACCCTTGATCATCGGCTCCCACTCGCGCGTTTGCGCACGCACGGCAAAGGCACGCTTCACCTCCTCCTCCACGCTGAAGGCACGGCCCCGGCGCTTGGCCTCGCGCAGCGCGTAGATCACGCGGGTCAGCTTATCGCTCACACCTGGCTCCAGGATGGTCTGCATGGCACTGTCCACGCGATCCGCCACCCCGGCGGCACCTTCGCGGTTGGTGATCGGCCTGCCTGAGCGGTCTTGATTGGCCACCGCGTTGAGGATGGGGCTCAGGTTCACTGAGCCAGCGGCAAACTGCTCCCACAGGCGGCCCATGATGCGCTGCACCGCCTCGTCGGGTGCCTCGCTTTCCATGGCGGCCTGCGCCAGCTCCTGCATGGTAATCTGCGGCAGCAGGTAGCTCGTGTTGAAGTAGCTCACCGTCTCCGGGGTGAAAGTATCAAAGGCTAGCACGGCATCCTTTTCCCATGGCGCCGCAAACCAGCGGCGATAGATCCGGTTCCGTTCATCATCGGCACCTGCCGCACCGCCGGCAGTCAGCAGCGCGGCCAGGCCACCGCCCAGGGTCATGGAGCCGATCGTCACCAGCCCGCTCAGGCGGCGCAGTCCACGGGCTTGTTCAGCCGCATTGCTGCTGCGCAGCTCCTGCGCCATGTAGCGCACGTTCCAATAAAAGTTCCGATACACCTCATGCTGGAAAGCGATGAAGCTGCCCATTAGGCCCAGCTTGCTGGCCTCGCGCAGCGGCGCTGGCAGTGCGTTGTAGTTGGGAAAGGTGTTCAGCGTCCGCTCGGAGGCATACTCGGCCGCCTGGTCAGTCGTCAGGCCGCCAGCCAGCGCGGATTCGTAGTTTGTCAGCCAGCCCGTCACGCGGAAAAGGTTGTCCGGTTTTGTCATCACAAACTCCGCCACCTTTTGCCGCCACTTCTGGATGTTCTGCGCACCAGCCACCGCACCGCCGAGGCCGCCCAAAGCAGCCCCCACCGTCCGGCCGGCCAGCCCTAGGCCGCGCCCCATGGACTGGCCGATCACCGCGCCCTGTGCCATGCCCACGGATCGATCGCGTAGCTCATTGTCTGCCACCCATTGCAGCAGGTGGCGCGGGATGCTGGCCTCGATGTCTGCCAGCGTGATGCTACTGCCCACCACGCCGGATGATACCAGCCGGGTCAGCATCTCCCGGTAGCTGTCCATCAGCGCCTCTTGTGCGCTCAGGTTCTGGCGGGCGGCGCTGCTGCCCGTGATGCGCCCGGCCTCGCGCAAACGCTTGATAAAACTCCAGAAAAGACATCGCCAGACTGCACCGACGCCATCATCCCACCGATCACATTCACCAGCCACGAATCTGGATTCAGGGCCACCCGGTTCAGTTTGGCCTCATTGCCCAGCACCTTTAGCGTTTTGACCAGCCATCCTCCCAGCGTGCTGCCTTCTTGCAGCACACCAGCCGTGCCACGCAGGGCCTCCATGAGTTGCGGCGTCGTCCACAGCCCGCCCAACCCGCTCCATTGATAGCCCTCGTCCGGAATCTGCACGGTATAAACGCCGCCGCGCTGCGGGCGGAGCAGATCCGTGGCCAAGCCCAGGGTGCGCATCGTCACCTGCCCATGATGGCGGGCGATGAGCTGCGCCTGGAACGAGGCGCTCTTGACCAGGCGGTGGATCACATTCGCTTCTTCCCCATCAGCGCGCGGATCTCCGGCGCGATGCTCTTGCGCTGCATCAGGCTGCCCACTTGCTTGCGCACCGTGCCCGTGGTCAGCGCTTGCTGCCAAGTGTTGCGGTCCATCAGGTCACGCATCGTGGCCTCCAGCTCGGCAGGCGTGATGCCCGGCTGCTGCGTGCGCAGGTAATTGCGCGCATCCGCCAGAATCTGCGCCGGGTCTTTGCCTCCCACCATCTGGCCCGCCTTGGCCTTTTCCACCAGCTTGTCATAGCTCCAGTCACTCTGCGGATCAAAGGCCGCGTAGCCGCGTTGCATCCATTCACCCCGGTTGGCCAGGATCGTCTTGCTCAGCGGGCCGACCGGCAGCGTGGCCGCCACAGCCGTCGAGAGGTCATCGAGGATGTTGCGTGCCCGCCGTGTGCGCTCGCCCAGGTTGGCATCCATCTGGCGCAGCAGCACCATGGCACCGGGCTGGCCCGTCATCGCCTGCTCCACCAGTCCGAGGATTGCGCCCTCGCTTTGCCCGGTGCGCTTTTGCGCGTTGGTCATTGCCGCTTGCAGATCGCGGGAGATCATCGCCACCTGTTGATCCACCGCACGGCGTTCGTTCTCGGCCACATCCAGGGCGGCACGCAGGTTTGCTGGCAGCGGTGAACGCGTGAGAAAGGTCCGCAGCGTCAGATTCTCCACCTGGAAAGGCGTGCCCGCTTTGTGGAATGGAGAGGCCACAAAACCACCCGCACCCACCGTCACGGGGGCTGTGCCTTGAGGCATGCCGAGGCGCACGTTTTGGGCGGCATTCGTCTGCGGGCTGGTGATCTGCTGCCAGATACCCGCCAGAAACTCGCGGATGGCAGCGCCAAAACGCTGCACCATGGACCGGCTCCAGCTGGTGAAGTCTGTAACCCCGCGCCGGATCAGCGCCGCGCCCTCGGCGAGGATCTCCGTGTTAGGAAGCCCGCCGTGCGGCCGGAGGTGTCGAGGTTGCGGAAACCAGGCGCACGCTGGGTGCCCCAGGTCACCTTGCCGCCGGCAGCTTCAATCTGGGCGGCGGCGTCGATGAGGGCGTCCTGGGCTTGCAGGGCCTGCTGGCCCACGAGCTTGATGATGCGGCCCGGCTCGGCGGTATCGCGCACGAGCACCTCGAGGCCGTTTGGGCCTTGGCGCACGCTGCGCAGCAGGCGCGGATTGTGCGGCACATAGGTGCGGCCGCGTGCATCCTGAAGCGCGAGCGTGGTGCCCTGCGGCGCGGGGGTGAAGGTGGCCTCGCTCACGGTCACGCTGCGGGCGCTGCGCTGCATTTCACCCAGGGTCACGCGCTGGCGCACGGCTGGATCGGTGAGGCGGGTGAGGCCGGCAGGATCTGCCACATCCACGAGGGTGCCCTCTGGTGTCTCCACGGTGAGGCGCTGGCCGTCCTGCGTGAGGCGGCCGGCATAACCTTCGTAGGTGACGAGTTCGCCGAGTTGCACGGCGGCAGGGGCGGCGGTAAGGGGGCAGATGGTAAAACTGCTGCGCTCGACTCCGCTACGCCACCCGCCACGTCACCCACCCTCCGGCGTGGCCGCTGGTGCTGGTGTTGTTGTTGTGGCTAGCGTGCTGGGTGTGGGGCTGGCTGGCGTGCTGACCCCGCCCGCCCCTGCACCGGCGGCTGCCGTCGGGGGCGGCACTGGCATTGCGGTGCCCGTTTGCACATTGGAGCCAGTGAGGGTTTGCGGGGGAGTGGGCACGGCATCCGGCACCGTTTGATCGGCCGGGGGCGGAGTGCCCACAGGGTATTGGCCGGAACGCGGTCCGGCACATGGGTGAGAATGGGCTGGCGCGGCGTCAGCGCACGCGCCTCGGCGGCGGTGAAGTCGCCAGTGTCCTCCGGCAGCAGCGGCGGCACATCCACGCGACCGCCGCGTGCGGCGATGCCAGCCAGCGGGCTGGTCTGGGACACGGGTTGTCCGGTCTGGGACACGGGTTGTCCGGGGGCGGGGTGGCAGCCGCATCACGGCGGCTGGTTAGGAGGCTGGCGCCGCCTTTCACCCCGGCACCCATGCCGAGCATGAGCACCTGCGTGGCCACGGTGGCCGGTAGCACATCGGCGGCGGCTTGCAGGGTGCCGCCGGGGCGGTGACATACGGTCCCTGCTCCTGCTGCCAGCCGGGCCTACCCTGCGCATAGGCCTGCGCCTGGGCTGCAGCGGTGCCTGGCCGAGCTGGGTGATTGTTTCAGTGGCACCTTCCGCTGCTAGGCTGCCTACGGCGGCACCGGTCTTTTTGCCGAGGGTTTTCCACACGTTGCGGGCGATGTCGGTAGCGGTTTTCTTGCCAATGCCGAGAACATACTTGCCCGCTCCAAAGGTGATGGCGTTGCTCAGTGCCTCGGGCGCTGCCTCCCACTGGGAGGCGGCTTCTGCCAAGGGCAGCAGTTCCTGATAGGCCTCCTGCTGCTCCTGCTCACCCCAGGGCTGGCCCTGCTGCGCTCTCTCCTCGCCAAGGAGGCGGAAAGCATCATCCAAAAATTGGCTCTTGGCGATGCGCTGCGTGACATAGTAGCTGGCAGCCATGCCTGCTGCTGTCTCCACCGAGGGCAGCACCCCAGGCCTGCCGTGGCCAGTGCGCCGGGTCCGCTGGGAGCACCTGCGATGAGGCCAGCCACTGCGCCCACGCCTTTGCCCGCGAGGCGGCCGCCGATGTTGGCGCCCATGCTCATGGCGCTGGTGCCGAGGCTGGGCGCGACCTCACGAAACGCCTCACCGGCGCTGGTAGCCTCGCCGCGCATGATGCGGTCCTGCGATTCCTGCTGCATGCGTGCCTGGTAGGCATTGGCCGCGTCAAAGGCGGCGCGGGCCTCGGGGCTGTACTCATCCGGCCCGCTTGTCTCCTCCATCATGCGATAGTAGGCGGCGGTGGCCGTGGTGGGCAGCCCACCCAGCGCCTGGCCGATGCCGCTGAGCGTGTCCACGCCAAAGAGCACGCTCTTGTTTTCCTCCCGCGTGGCGTAGTGCGCATCGAGCTGGGGCCAGATGCCATCCACATCGGCCTGCGTGGGCTCGCGGTCAAAATCCACGTCGTATTCGCGCCCGGTCTGCGGACTGGTAAGGGTATAGGTGGCCATGAAGGGCGTGGGTCAGGTTTAATCTTGGGTGGTCTTGAGTTCCAAATGCCGCCGCTGGCCGTGGTGCCGGAGGGCACCTGCGGTGCGCCGCCTGCCGGAGGGGTGGGTGTGGCGGGCATGGTGCCCTGGAGCCATGGGCAGGGGCTTCCCACTGGCCGGTTTGCGGGTTGCGCTGCATGGAGACGCGCTGCGCCGTCCGGCAGCGCCAATCGTGCTGCACCTTGCGGCTCGTAGCAGGTGCCACATTCGGCACATAGAGGTCGCCCTCCTTGCGCCAGGTCTGGCTGCTGAATTTCTCGCTTCCGGCTCCGGTCATCACATACATCTCGGTGTTTGGGATTTTCTGCCAGCCTAGCGGCTCATCCCGGCTTGGCATGTAGCCACCCGCCATGTCATACGAGCCATCCGCCCGCACCGCCACCGGCACAAAGCCCTTGCCATCCGGCGTCGGCACATTCTCAAAGCGCACGATCCGGTTTTGCCCGCCTGCTCCTTGCGGAGCTGCTGAGCGTTCTCCGCCGCACGGCGCTCGGCCTCCAGTTGCTGCTGCTGCTGGAGTTGGCCGTATCTCGTTTTTGCCAGACCATGCTCTTGCTGCGATAGTTGGCCGCATCGCGTTGCTGTTGCCGCTGCCAGTCAATGTCGCGCGCGTTGATTCTGCACTTGCTGCTGTGCTTGAAACATGCGCTGCCCGTTGCGCAAAGTCTTGATCCGCCAAAGCCTGTCGGGTTTGTTGCTCCATGGCCGTCTGTCCGATTTGCAGGATCGGCTTGATAATTCCCGCGCCGCCGCTGCTGTTCGGCAATGCGCATGGGATCATTCGCGCTGCGGCCCACCTGTCGGCGGGGTTGACCGCTCAGCCCCGTTGCCATGTGGCGGTCCATCGCGCTGCCGGTATTCACGATCGTCGCGCGCTTGCACAGGCATCGGTGGGTTTTCAAACATCGCTTGACGGTTTATTCGCCACGTTCATCGGCTTGTTGGTATTGTTGCTCGTAAGACGCCGCATCCTTGGCTGGATCGGTATTCTTGAGATAATCATTCCAGCGCGCATCCGCCTCAGTACGATACCTTGCCGCCTTTTGGCCGAGGCTCGACCTGATCCACACCACTGCGTGAGTCACCACCGGCGCTTCTGATTCGCGGCGTTGTCCCGGCATCTGGATCGGGATCACAGTCGTCGGAGCCTGCGGCACGATGATCTCAGGGCCGTTCTCTCCCACGATGCTAGCCGGCGCCCGCCGGAGCCACGCCGCCCTCGGCAAAGAAACCACCAAAGGGCAATGGAGCACCTAGCGGCCTGCCCCAGCCCGTAGCTCTCATACGCCGGTCGAGACAGGGGCTCTGCTGATCCAAGCCATTTGTATCCACTCGTGGTGCATTGACGCTCCGATCCGGCGCGCCCAGCGGCCTACCAAGCCCCTCCGTGCCCATTGGCCTACCAGTCAGCGGGTTGCTACTGTCCCAGCCCGCAGGTGTGGCCGGGCGTGCTTGCGGTGCCGCTGCACGGTTCACAGGCGCAGCGCCACGGTTCGCAGCAGCCGTTGGTGCTGGCATTGCCGAAGGTGCCGCTGGGCGATTCGCCCCCATCGGCATAGCCGATGGCATGCGCGCCTATTAGGCCCAGCACTAGCGATCCGGCTATTCGCCGAGCGTGCCTCGACACGGCCCATGTTAGCAATGCTACTGCCCCGGTAACTTGTCAGCGTGGTAGCGTTTCGTGCAGATTGACGTGCCATAAAAGTAGTGAGGTTAAATTGGATTGGATTTTCTTATCGCAAATACATAAACGATACAAGCAACGAATCATTCTAAACACCTAGCGGCAGCCATGGCCCGGCATAATCGCGGATCTCCGTGACCAGCAGCTCCAGGGATAAGTCAGTGCCGTCGTTCCCAGCCAGTTGCTCCACGACACCACCCGCTGGAATGGCCGCACTGAAAAAGCCCAAATCCGTCTGCGTATCGCCAGATTCAACTCACGCCATTTCAAGCGACATCGGTAGCGCTGTGTAATAGCGATCATTGAACCGATAGCGATATTGCGCACCATAAGGTCCATCGTCGTCCGCAGAACATGGTTCCAATTTCTGGATAACCATTGAAACACACCAAACCCATAGTGGTCAGCAGGCCCGCGCCATGAACCAGGCTGACTTACACTTGGATGTCTAAACTTTCAGTCTGTGTTCTGCCATTGCTCCGCACCCCATGGGTCTAAACCACTGGACTTGAATCGCACTTGCACTTGCAGCCAGCTCGTCATCGGCGGGTCCCACGCCATGCCGTCGCGATAAGTATAATAAGGGATTTGCGCGCTCATTCAGGTGATCAGGTAAAGTTGTCCGCGTGCCGTCGCATCCCCACTGTCAATGACTTGCACGCTCACATAACCCGTCAGGTATTGAGCCGTCACCACACCATCTACCACCGTTGCCAGCCATACTTTGAATCGGCCGTTGCTTGTCAGTAGATTGGCAGGTGTGGGTGCAGTCGTATTCAATGTGATGCGCACCGCAGTCACCACCGGCGCAGCAATGTAAACACTTTCGACCGGTGTCCAATCCACCATCGATTTCGAGCACCACATAGCGCGTGCCACTGCTAGGAGAAACTCAGTGAAGGTGCAGGAGTGGCATCCAGTTGTGTGCCGCCAATCGTTGGCATGAAACCCGCCACTAACCCCGGTTTAACGGTTCCAGAACTGCTCACAGATAAAGGCGCACGCCCTCCTCCTCCATCACCTGCACCTTGCACGCGGAATGACCTCCAGCCCCTGCTCCGCACTCACCACCGCATTGCCGCGTGTGTCTCCCACATAGGCCAGGCCCAGCCCCGTGTAGCTCGTGGGCTTGCTGGCAAAAGAGTTCCGTGAGTGCGATCCATGGCAGGTTAGGGAGTGGTAAAGGTGTCCACCGTTGTGTAGGTGGTGCCTTGGCTGTTGGTGGCGTAAGCCTTGAAGCTGTAACCCGTCGCCGTCGTCAGGCCCGTCACCGCGATGGTGAAGATGCCAGGTCGTGCCCGTAGTAATCTCATCAGTGCAACCGGTGCCACCGATCGTCGGGTTGTTGTTGGTGGCCGTCTCCGCATACACCACACCGCGCTCGGTGATGGTGGCACCGCCATCGGCGGTCACATTGCCGCCCAGCGTGGCACCCGTGCTCGTGATGCCCGTCTTCGTCGGGCTGGTCAGCGTCGGCACCGTCATGCGTGTCACCGTGCTGGTATAAGTCTTCTGCGTCGTGCCATCCTGCGCCGTCACACGCACATCCACCGTATTACTACCCACATTCAGGCTCAAGCGCGCCACTCGCCGTGCCACTCGTCACGCTGGTATAAGCACCCGCATTCACCCGCACTTGGATCGTCGCATTAGCCTGCTCCACCGTTGGCGTCACCGTGATGCTGCTCACCGCATTATTCACGCTCGCTGTGTAGCTGGTCGTATTCGCGGCAAAGGCCGGGCTCAGCGTGCCGCTGCTCGGCACTAGCGCACTCAGGTTTGCGTTGGTGCTCAGCGTGCTAAGCGTATCCAGCGCCGTGTAAACCGTGCCGCGCGGATTCGTCGCATAAGCCTTAAACGTATAAGCACTCCCTTGTGTTAGGCCCGTCACCGCCACCGTAAACACACCCGTCGTGCCCGTTGTCGTCACCTTCGTCACACCCGCCGCACCGATCGCAGGATCGGCATTCGCCGAGGTCAGCGCATAAATCACTCCACGCTCCGTAATCGTCGCGCCGCCATCCCGCGTCACATTACCCCCAGCGTCACCGTCGTGGTAGCGATGCTGGTCTTCGTTGAGCTTGTCACCGTCGGTGCCACCTCCCAGCTACCAGGCCGGTAGCCCGTCACCTTCCGCCGGATGTAGAGGCCATTATCAAACGTCTCACCATCATCGACGGTGATCGTCGCAGGCCATGCCGTCACACTCGTCGTCGGAAACGTCTTACTGAACACTTGGTAAGGATACCGGCTATTGCTCGTCCCTGTCGAATAACTCAGCGTCACTTGAGGATGCAGGCACTTCGGCAGATTCAACTGCCCCCACGCCATAGTAAAACGTGCCACCCTCCGGCTGCATCACCGTTGGCTACCGTAATGTTGTGCGGTTGATGGCTGGCAAAATACTCGATCAACACTTTCGTCACCCCATCGTAGCTGTCGCGCACGTCAAAATCCCAGATGCTATCCGCCGTGTAAGGCGCACCATCACCATCGTAAGCCTTGAACTGAAAGGTATTGATCCCACCCAGCACCGCAGGCCGGTAAATGCCACCGCGCAGCTCCGTCACACTGCGAAACGGCGTCGTGATTTCTCCCGCCGTAAAAGGCCGCGCAAACCAAAAGCCATGCCAGCCATTCTCCACCGGGCCGTTATCTGTGAACACATAGCTGCCAAAGCCGCGCACCAGCGCATCCCCCTTGCTCATGCCTGGCAGCGCATTGGCCAGCGTGGTGCCAGGGCTCAATGTAAATCGCCACGGATTGCCGATTCCGGCACCCACAGCAGGCCCGCCACCTCGCCAGGCTTCAGCGTGGCGACCGTTTGAAACGGGCAATCTTCGCGAGGATCTCGGGCCATAGACAGGGAAGGGGTTAAGATTCGTTTTCCAACAGGCGCAGCACCTGTTCGCGGTAATGGCGGCTCTCCTTGGCGCGCAGGCTGCCACGCATTGGGATGTCTGGGTGCATGATGTAATCAGGCCAGTAGGCATGCGGGAGCTGCCACACATGGCCCAGCTCATGCAGCAGCGCGGCCACCGGATGAAAGCCGGTGCCCAGCATGCGCTGCCACCAGCGGTGCGCCCACGGGCGGTCAGCCGCCAGCGTGATGCGCCAGGTGTCCGGCCCGCTGCGAAAACATTGCGCGATGCGTGTGGCGTCCTGGCTGCGGTCCACCACGCCGGGTGTGATCCAGATCATCGCATCATCCTCCGGCGCCGCGCGCAGCTCGATGAGATCCCGCAGCACAGCATTCCACTGCCGCACCGCTTCATCAGCGGCTTGTTTCAATGGAGAGGCAGCAGCATACGTCAGGATCGTCATAGCTTCGGAGGTCGTTGATACCCAGTCACCAAGGTCAGCGCCAAATTCTGGCAGGCCAGCAGCATCAGCTGTTGGTCCATCATCCGGGCACGATCACCCTCGTGGTCGATGAACCCCAGCTCGATGAGGCACGCCGCAGGAAAGTTCAGCACCGCCAGCCGATTGTGCTGGCTCGCCGCCTCCGTCTTGATGCCGCGATCCTTCGTGCCCAGCGCCAGCCGCACCGCGTCATTGCAGGCTTGCGCCAGCTTGGCGTTCGATGCGTTACGGTAAAACGTCTCCGTCCCGCTGGCCTTGCCATTGTGCCGCATTGCAATGCAGGCTGATCAAAGCCGCGCAGCCATATTGATGCGCGATGGATGCCCGCTCACCCACTGGTGCCCACATCGCTCAGAATTGATGCGCGTGCGGATCACTTTAGCTCCCCAGCATCTCAAGCTGGATTTTAAGCTCATTCGCCCAGTCCATCACGATGCCCGCCTCAGTGATCTCCGTGCTGCCCACACGCACCGTCGCACCTGGATCATACACACCCGGTTTACGGTTGGACATGCCATGTCCAGGATCAATGCAGAAAGTCAGTTTCATTTAGGGCGCACCAGGTAAAAGACAGCAAACACCAGCAGCAGCAGAGAGATCGGCACCAGCACGATAACCGCCGCTTGGCTGAAGGAATGGAGGGCACTCAGCATCGCGGCCAATCATCGGGGCTGAACCTTGCGTGGATTCTTTGCTGCCACTCGCTCACGTTGTTCCAGCAGGATCGGGCCAGCGCTCACCAGTGCCGCCTTGCCACCCTCCAGCCATCCCGCACCGGTAATGCCGAGAAAAGTCGATTGCCCATCCACTGTCGTTGAGCACGAGGCCAGCGGCAGCACCGCCAGCAGCAGCGCCAGCAGTTTCACCGCCTGCTCTTGGCGCAGCACATTGATCAGGCCCACCAGCGATAAACCTGCCGTGGTAATCGCCGCGATTTGTTCTGGTTGCAGCGCGATGCCCAATCCCGTCAGGATCATAAACAGCCCGCGCCAAGTGGAGGACTCACCCAATCGGGCAAGTAAGTAGCGTGTTAAACATGCATTTTCATCGTGTTTGTTAAAGGTTCAAAAGTTCAGGGGCCTTGAGCCAAGTTTTCGCCATTTCCGCAGTCATCCGAATTTTGCGGAACAATGCGGAAATGTTCGGCAATCTCCCAGCTCTTACCGTTCTTGCGCGGGCTAGGCAGAATCATGCCGTGCTCGATGTAGTTCAGCACCGTGCGCTCCGTGATGCCCTCACGCTGCGCCACATCCTTCGTCGTCAGCCAGGTCTTGGCAGAGGTCATTTGCTCATCCAGCTCACCTTTAGCTTGGCCCACATTCACACTCTGCGTCACCTTGCCACTGCTTTGCAGCGCCAGTTGCATCTTGATCACCGCGATGTCTCGGTCGTGTGTGAGCACCGTGTTAACCATCCACACCGAAAACACAGGCATCACCCATAGGGAAAATTTGAAGACCCATGCATGCACCGTCCCCAGTTTGATAATCTCTGTTTGGTCTGACTCCATGATGCTCACGGAAGCTCTCCTTTCATCGGCAACAGACCCAAGTCTGTGAGTTTTGCATAAGGACACACCGGATCAGTGTCGATGTCGTAAGCATAGCAATAGGCCCACGGCAGTAGCATCGCTCAAACCTTGAATGGCATTCCAGTGCTCCGGTGTAAATAAACCGGCTGCCCAGTAATGCGTGGCAGGTGCATTCCCCGTCGGGCTACCCGCTGGCACAAACAATGCTTGAGCCTCAGCCTCCGTCAATGAAAACGGACTTGCCGTTGCCAGCGCCCTAGCGCTCAACAAATGCTCCGCCAAAATGATGATGACCGCGCGCGTCATGGTGTTGCAGGGATGGCGGTCGCATACCGCGTGTTAAAATAAGACCACACCGCACTGCGCTGCGTGCTATTCAGCACACTGTTGTAGAACAACAATTCGCTGATCTCGTAATTCACATACAAACCATCCCCACGCCGGAACAAGCGCATCGGCGCAGCAGCCTTCGAATAATTTGCCGCCGTGCTGCCATTGCTGTTATCACTCGCACGCAGCGTGCCCGTCGTCGCATTCCCAGTGACACAATAACTGAAGTTGTTCCCCACCGACATCGGTGCCTTGTGAGATAGCCCCAGGATTGGCATTGATAGCTGCAAACCGAACTTCCAGCGTATTGCACCAAAATGTAGTTACCATCCGGGTCGTAATCGTCAACGCTCACCACATTTTGAGCGCCTGTATCACTGATCAATTTGCCAACAAAGAACAATGTCCAATCCGTGCAGGCTCCAAGTGAACTCAGCAAAAGTCCATCATCTACCCCATCCGCCTGCACCGCAGGCGCCCGTTGATGCGATTGGTGCGGAAAGTCGGCCTCGCCGTGCCGCTGCTAGTGAAATGGTTTCCGTTGCCGCTGCGGTCCGTAAACTGACCCACCGGATCGTTATCCAAAAATGTCTCTTGGTTCGCATCCAGCCAGATCAACGGCCCTGCCACTGGCGGCAGGGGTGCTGGCCGCGTCAAGCGATACACAGGCAAAGCTGGAGACAGGCCGAGCAACATGAGATCAGCGGGTTAAATGCGGCGGAGATAAGCGCGGACCTTGCCAGCACTCAGCGTGAAAGCCGTGATGCCTTTGCCATTGTAAAGAATCGTCCCGGCCGGAATGCTGAAACCGGTCATCGCATTACCCGTCGCCGCTGCCTCGGTGAAGGTGGTGAAGGTGGCAGCTTCCAGCACCTGGATGGCGAAGAAATCCCCCGTCACAACGGAAGTGTCCGTCACCGTTTGCACGCCATTCATGGCTGCGGCATTGCCAGCTAAATCGGTTGGTCCAGTCATAAAGATACGTCGTTAAGTGTTCAGTGAAGTGTTTTCGTAGCGCAGCGCCACCTGTTCGAGTTGGCGCTCCATCAGTTGGATCAAACCCACTCGGCTTTGATCCTGTCCCGCCCACCCCGCAGGCTTGCCGCCACAGCGGTGCGGATGGGAATATTCAGAAAGGCGGGCACTTTCAGCGCCACCCAGCGGTTCGCCGCCAGATCCGCAGCAAAAGTGCCGCTCGTGTGTGCCGTCAGGCAGTAATAGCAATCATTGCCCTGGAGGCGTATATCCCCCACCGCGTAACTCGTCGCCGTCACCCAAGCCGTGTTCTCAAACACCGGCGGTGCTTCAATGTATTCCACAAACACCGTCGCAGGAATATCATTGCCACGCAGCACCACCCCCGCATTTGTGATTTGATATTCAAACGGCCTCGGCTGATCACTCGTATGCGGATGATTGCGCGTCACACGCAGCACACGGCTCACACCAAAGTAACCACTGCTCACCGCATCCAGATCCACGATCTGGTTCGTCACCACACGGCTGTCCACACGCGTCAGATCCGGCCAGCCCAGGCTCATCCATGGATATGCCATATCAAGGCTAAATTGATGCCCGCCGTCACCTGCGCCAGCCGCACCGCATCGGTCACGGTGCCCTCAGCGATGTCCACCATGATCCCATCCCGCAGCGTCTTGAAGGCGAGGGTCCTCACGCGGCCACCCCAGTCCATACTTACTGCCCAGCACGATGCCCTGGCGTTCGCTTTGCATTTGTGGCGTCCAGCCGCTGCGCCGGTTTCGCGCTGCGATACCGAACCGCAAACTGAGGATTATCCCGCAGGAAATCGTTCACAAACTCTCGATGCCGCCAGAGGTTGCTCTCCCCCATCGCCCGGCCTTTATGCAGCCAGTAGAAATACGAGGCCGCAGGCACATCCGCCATCACACGCCCCATGCCATCCACCGCCGCGCTTTCCAGCCGCGTGCAGGCCCTCCGCCATCCGGTTCTGCTGCATCTGCACCATCACCTTCTCCCGCTCCCACCCCAGCCGAAATTCGTCTTCCACCGCTTGCACGAGCTCGTGCCCGCCGACAGCGGCAATCGAATCCAAAAACGTCTCTGTGTGGGCCTCAGTCATCGTGATGATAAAAATGAAAAATCCCGCCTCACCCTCGAACGGCCCCGGTCACATGAAGAACCGAGACCGCCCGAGGTGTGTGTGCCGCCATAGCAAACCAGGCGGAAGCAGGGTGTAACTGACTTCGCTTTAGCTCAGGTCAGCCACGTCAATGAGTAGCAAGAACACATCAGCGACCCCTGCGGTAATGTTTGACGGGGCACCCGTGGCCGCTTGTGTGGTGAAACGCACGCAAAGGCCCGTGCTCGAAGTGCCAGTCGTCGCAGCCGCAGGCACGCCATTGGCGTTGATCACGCCAGCCGTTAGCGCCGTGGTGGCCGCAATGCTCAGCGCCGGGTTCGCCGTCGTGCCGAGGCTGATCGTCAGCGTGCCCGTCGTGGTAAACGCGGTGCTAATGTCAATCGTGCAGCGGTTCATGATCCAGCGCGCAGGGGTATTCCCCACTGTGACCGTGACTGTATCGCCTGGGTAGTCCAAGCAGCGTTGTTCAGGATGTCAAACGGGATGCGGAACCAGTGTGAGTAACCCGTGTGGGCTTGTTGTTCCGACGAAAGCTGCTCCATGCGGATGTTGCGAGTCGCGCTGGTAGCAGTAGAGTAACAGGAATGTCAGGCATGATAGTGTCCTTTCAGAAATGAAGATGTAATGAATTGAAAAAGAGAGAAAAGCCGGGGTGGAGAGCCAAAGCCCTCCACCCCAGTTCGAGATTAGCTTGTTGCGCGGAAAGCAGCCAAGCCACGCGGGTTCTTCACGCAGAGTCCCACAATGGCGCTCAGCACCCCACGCGGGCCGCCACCCAGATCCGGCAGCGGATCATACTTCACCGGCTGTTGGTAGCGCAGCTCCAGCATATCCATGTCCAGCGCGTAACCGCGTTGTGGCACGTTTGCTCCGGTGGCATAGTTCCAAGCCAAAAAAGTCGAAAGCACCAGCTCATAGGTGCCAAAGTCACCCGTGAAAATCTGGATGTTATCGAGCCACTTGCCTTCATCGCCGCGAAGGCTGCGCTTGATCGCAGTATCGGAGCCCTGCGCAGGTTGGTAGCCCACCATCGTGGTGAACTGCTTCTTCAGCGCGGTGCCGCAAACAAGCATGTAAGTGGTTTCTTTGCCCACTTCACGGAATTGGCTTTCCATGACGTTATTGACTGCCGCCGTGGTCAGCGAAGCCATAGCCGTGCTGTTGATGCTGGTCGAGGGCGTGCGGAAAAGCACATCCACCGGCAGCGTCGTTTGTGCGGTGTTGCTGATCCACGAGCCAAGGCCGTGACCGCGATAGCCCAAGGTGCCATCATCGGCGCGGGCCACGTTGTCACTGCTGAAAGCGGCTTCCATGTCACGCTTCAGCTCGATCTGTTTCTTGATGATGGCCTTCGCCATCTCCTTTTTCAGACCGATGCCAGCCACGTCAGACAGGTTGGAGCGCTTGCTCACCTTGGGCAGTCGGCGAAACTCCTCGGTGTAGTTCGAGAGAAGGCGGCGGTTTTCAGCAGCATCCTCCGTGGTGGAAACATCTGAACCATCCGGCACACCGCCCACTTGCGGCGCAGCATAAGCATCCGCTTGCCAAGAGAAAAGACTGTTGGCAGGGTCGGAGCCCTTCTTGATGGAGGTGATGATGGGAGTGGACTTTGCATCCACGACGGCAATGACATCGGAGAGCGATTCACGCTTACCGACTTGTATACGTTCAAAGGTTTGAGGCATTAGGATTTCCTTTCGAAAAGGGTATTGGGCTTTACATGCCGGGATGGTCTTCGAGCATCGCCATTGCGGCTTCTTCCGCTGCGCTGCTATCCCCCCGGTTCAGCCGATCCAGAAAGCTCTCTCCTCCAGTGCTGTGTGTGGCACTGCGCCGCGGTGCGGGCGGTGCGGTCGAGACAGTAGGACGTGCGCTAGCAGCAGGCTTCGCCTTCTCAGCGGCAGCAGCGGGCTTGGCTCCGCGCTTCGTCAGGAAGTATTCGCCTGTCTCCACCAGCTTACCGATGGCCAGCCTACCCAGCAGCAGTGCCTTGTTTGGCAGGGCATTCAGGGCAGGGGTCTCCTTCACCAGATCCAGCACGATGCCGTTGTGGCGGGCCTTGGCATCAAAGACGAAGGGTATTTCACCTTCGCTCGTGCCTCAGCTTCCGCGCTGATCTTCAACGCGTTCCGTGCTTTGTCTGCCAGCTTCACATTCGCTCGTGCTCCGCGCAGGTAGTCACGCAGTTGCTGCCGCGTGAAATCCCGCTCCTGGCCGTCGTGCGTGGCGAGGGTGTAAACCTCCTGCACTTCATCCAGTAAGGACTCTACATAATCGGCAAACTGCTGCTGCTGATCCTCGAGCTTTGCCACCTCATCGGCAGATTTCGCCTCCGCATAAATGCCGAGATCCGGCATCACCGTGGGCGTCGTCTCCAGCGTGGAAAGCTTGCGTTGCAGCTCCGCCTTTTCATCGGCGAGCGCTTTAAGCTGGGCCTCAAGCTCACGCTTCTTCTCGCGTTGCTTGAAGTTTTCCTTTTTCAGCGCTGCCACTTCAGGGGCGTCGTCATCGGAAGGAGTGTCATCGTCGTCTGTCTCGGCCGCGCCGTCCGCCTCACCAGCGCCTGCGGCTTCATCGTCATCGCCCAAAACAGGGGCGTCGTCGTTGAAAGCCTCATCAGCTTGTGTTGAGGTAGTTTCGGGTTTGGCTTGGGTGCCTTCATCGGGCGCGGACTTCGCGGCTTGCTTTTCCGTGTCAGGCTCGTCCATGTCGATGCCTGCCAGTTCAGCAGCCAGTTGTTCCGCCGCTTGCATGTCGGCGCGTGTTGATTCAGCAAGCTCAACACTTGGCTCGGCACGCCGTCCCGACGGCGCACGCCCTGCCGCATCAGCGGCCTGGCTGGGTGTAACGGGAGCCGCAGAAGCGGCGGATGGTGCGGATTTCTTCGCCATAACAATGGCCACGCCCTGCGCAGCCACCGCCACCAACTCACACCACCACCACCCCGGCAATCATCCGCGTTTCATCCGTGCGCTCTCCGTGTCGCATCCGTGCGCGTTTGTGTTTGTTTGTGCTTATCGGTGCCCTGTTTGTAAGGCCTCATTCCCGCCGCTCGCTCACCAGCATTTCCTTGAGGTCTTCTCGCAGTTTGCGCAGGGCTTTGGCAGCTCCACAGGCTTCATCGCGGTCAGTGTCCTTTTTGTCTTCAGCGTCTTGATGCGCTAGGCCGATGTGATACTCGATCCACGAGATCGCGGCTCGCAGCTCGGGCATGCCGGCCTTGCCCGCCAGCACTTTCCGGCACTCGTCCTCCGTCAGGCTACCGCCCTCCACAATCGTCTCAATGATCATGCACATGACCTCCTTCATGGCTCGCGCTCATCTGCTGCTGCATCTGCTCGCGTCGCCGTCGGTGTCGTCACCGTCGGCTCCCAGCCAGTCGCACCGATGCGGGCATTATCCTGCTGCGTCAGGTCAAACTCCCATTTTTGCAGACCGCGCGTTGACCGCCTCGGCAAAGGCGGGATCAGTCTGGTATTGCGTGGCGGCCTTGGCGTTGCGTTGCAGCTCGCGCTTGCAGCGCTTCGAGGCGCACGCGGGCATTGGCTCCTTCCGGCGGCACGGTCTCGATGCCGAGCATGCAGCTTGCCGAGCGCGGTGCGTTCCTCCTCCACTTCCTGCTGGCTCTTGGCCTGGGCATCGAGCATGGCGATGTCTGCCAGATTCGGATCGATGGCACTGAGCTTCCAGCGGGTGAGGGCCACATCGTTGAGCACGCCGCTGCGGTCTGTCTGAAAGGCCTGATTGATGGCCTCCAGCGCTTGCTCACATATTCGGTGTCCAGGCTGCGCACGTCAAAGGTGAGGTGCAGATCGTATTGCCCGGCGATTTCCTCCCGCGTGACGCGGTAGGGCATGGGGCCGCTGCCGATGACACGGCTGACTTGGATCGGGCTCATGTATTGCTGATCCAGGCTGAGCACTCGCAGGAGCACCTCACGGCAAGAAGTGAGAAAGCAGTTGACCAAGCCATTGTCTTTGCAATTGCACCTTGCCGAGGTGGCAGCTCACGATGCTCCAGGCCGATGAGATTGGCTGCATCGCGGCGCAGATTGGACTCCATCACTAAGCTGGCTTGATCCAGCGCGGGCACGCGCAAGAACTCGGTGTCGTCTCCACTGCTGGCAGGGATCTTGGTGCCGGGCTTCAAATCCCAGCGGCCCTGATTGCCGGCCACGCGGCGCGGATTCACGCGGGCCGGTGGCATGGTGGCCAGCGCGGTGCGGTCCAGATTGCTGTCTTGCAGGTTCTTGATCTGCTGCTGCGTGCTGGCCAGCAGCTCGGGCTCGCCGCGTGCCTGCCAGATGGCGCGGGTCTTCCACTCGCGCCGGAAATCCACAAAGCATCCGCCCTCGTGCCAGTAATCCACCAGCCGGTCCAGGCCGATGAGCGTGTGCCCGGCGTCATCTTCGAGGTCGGGGCGGAGCACGATCTCTTGCAGGCCCGGGATGCCGTCTTCGTCCACCGCTTTGACGTAAAGGTGAAAGCACTCGTAGGCCTCGCCCTCGCGCTCCAGCCTGCGGTTCAGGCTTTCATGGGTGCGCCCGTTGGGAATGCGATTGATGAGGTTGCTCAGGTTGCGCTCCAGTTGCCCGCTTTCCAGCACGGGGCTGGGCTGCGCGGCGATCATGCGCGTCGATGAACTCTTGGCTCCAGCCTTCGTTCACCTTGGCCCGCAGATCGGGCTCGCTCGAGCCTCACCACCATGGCCACCCAGGGCGCATCCGTCACGTCGTCAATCCAGCGCGGGTAAACCACATCCACTCCCGGCGTGAGAGCCCGCACGGTGGGACGGCCAGGCTTGGCCACGGGCAGGCGAAACTCTGCCACGCCCTCGGCGCGGATGTCCTTCACGATCTGCCGTGCCCGCCGCTCGCTGATCGTCGGGTATTGCCGCCGCACCAGCGCCTCGATCTCAGGGCTGCGCCCTTCGGCATCGAGCGCATCCAGCACGGTGGCCAGGCTGCTCTCCTGAATCAGCACCGGCCTGCTGCTCATCCGCAGGCTGCCCCGTAATGGCTTGCAGCGCCATCAGGCCTTCCTCGGCCAGCATCGCGGCCAGCTGTTCCTTCGCTCAGCCGCTCGCGTCCCGTGGTCCACTCCTGACTCCAGCCGACATGCATGACGGCGTGACCAAAGATGCGCGTCCATTGCGCGGCAAAGTTGAGTTCCCGCCACAGCTCCGCACGCAGCCGTTGCTTCACCTCGTAGTTGAGCAGCGTCTGCACACGACCGGCCGCATCCACATCGTTGGCTTCCATCGCCATCACGCGCAGATCACGTGCTGAAAAAGCTGCTCACTTGCAGGCAGGCCACCTCATCCATCAGCGGCGTCAATGAGACGCGACCTCGAATCCGCTGCGCCATCCCAGGGGAAAATGCGCTCGTTGTAGTTCTTCTCCCACTTGCGCCCATCGTCGCTTTGTCCGCTCCACATGGACAGCATGGCCTCCTCGTTGTTGCGGGCCTGCGCCAGCCATGAGCCGATGTCGGTCAGCTCTTGGTTGAGCTCACTCGATCACTCGATTGACCGGTAGGCTGGGGGTGCGTGTGGCATTGTCAGGCTGCACCGTGTCGCGGGCCAGCTCGTGCAGGGTCAGGATCATCATTCATAGCGGGTCATAGGGTAGCCCGCCGGTGCCATGGAACGGCACACACACACCGCATGATGCGTGAAGCAGCGGGCTTTGTCAATCTTCTGTCAGCCATCCAGCAGCTCCAGCACCCGCACGCGCACATAAAGCGGGCGCACGCGGCCGGGGTAGTATTTGCGCACGCCATCGGCTTGCAGCAGTTTGTTCAGCAGGCGACGCGGCACGCCGATTTCCTCGGCGATCGTCATCGACCTGTTTGCGCGTGAGCAGCTTTTGACTGTGCGCTGCACAGCAGCTGCGCTTCAAAGTGACGGCATGGGGATGGCGAGGTATCTGGCTCATGGTTTGATGAAGGGTTGAGTTTGGCGAGGGCGTCATCAAACATAAATGTGGAGGACGCTGGTGCGGGACACTTTTTCGGCAAAGGTTAGTTGCAAAGACACTTCCTTGATGGCCTCGCGCATGGCTACCATTTCCATCTGGCATTCGGTCAGCTTGCCCTTTGTGGAGATCCGTGCGCCTGTTGCTCGTCGGCAAGTCTCGTCAATCGTGCGGCGGAAATGGATTCGGGCCTTCATCCCGCTCGCGCTCTAGCTTTGCTCGCAAACGCTGATGTCACATAAGAAAACTCTGGCAGGTTAAATCCATCCGGTATTCCATGACACTTACGCGCCTCCGCATTCGTCTCTGGCGTTGGTCGTGGTGGGGTGGTGTCCATGTTCGTGTTCATAAATTTTTCATTCCTCATTCCTCATTCCTCATTTCAATAACTCCCTCCCCAAAGTCCCAGTTCCGCATGTCCACATGCCGAGGACCGGCGAGGCAGAAATACCGCCACACCGCATTGGCATCGCTGCATGCCTCGTCCTTCTTCTTGGTCGTCTCCGCGTAGTCAGGCACGGTGTAGTTCGCAAACATGAAGCGCGTGTTCGTGCATTCGCGGTTCACGCGCACCTTCGGCTGCTCAAGGATGGTCGTAGCTAGCGCATCTCGTATCAGCGCATTCCCCTCGGCCACGCGAACGCCTTCCGGCAGCAGGATGGTGATGCCAAGATCGTAAAACTCCTGCTGGATGGTCGCGCCGCCATTGCCGCGCCACTGCGCCCAGCGCGGATCTCCGTAAGTCTCATATGGCTGCGCCTCCTGCATCGTGCTGCCATCGCGCGAGCGGATGCTGCCTCGATGCTGCCTTGCCATGGCTCTCACCTGTTTCCGCCAGCTTTTCGAGCAGGCGACGCGCGCATGCCGATGAATCATCTCGGCATACTGCCCAAAGCTCCACTTCAAACGCAGGCGCTGCGCTGGACCTTCATCGCCATTCGCCCGGTCCTTCTCACTCAGCACTGCCCACGGTCCCGGTAGCACGTCATCAATCGGCACATTCTCACAGGGCCACTCCATGGCCTGCCACCAGCGGCCCATGGCATCCACAATCCACCAGCCAATGAAGAAGGGCTTGGCCTCCGCGCCGTCGATCACTTCATACAGCGTGCCTTCTCGTGGCAGATCGGCCCAATCACACAGGTGCGCCTCCGGCTGCCACACGGCCTCAAACTCACTGCGGCTGGCCGCCTCGGCATCGCCATACAACTTGATGCGGATCACCTTCTCCGGGCTGCTAATGTAATCCTTCGAAAGCTGCGGATAGACATGCACATACTTGTTGGCCGCCGTGTGCAGGTAGGCCACCAGCCGCGTCTCCTCCGCCGGGTAGGCGATCAGTGGCACCCGTGGATCTTTGACACCAGGCTTGCCGACCAGCTCGGGGGCGATGATCTTCCACTTGTCTGGCTTCACCGCGCCCTGCATGAAGTAGCGCACCGTCGGCGTCCAGCCCTCCTCGGGCGTGTAGGTGATCAGATGCACGCCGTGCATCAGCGCCGCCAGCAGGGAGCCATGCGGCCGCCGTGCTCCGGGCCTGCGCTCCACCAGGGCACGCAGCTTGTCTTGCAGCGCCAGCATCTTCTTCCGGTGCTCCTCGGTATCCGTCTCGATGGCGCGTGACGCCAAGCGATCCTTCAGCGCCTTCACATGATCCACCGGGATGCCCTCATCGCTCCACACACTCGTCAGCGCGTAGCCACGAAACGCTCTCCAGCTCTTGCGTAAAGAACCGGAACTGGATCATGCCGCCGCCCTGGTAGCGCTCGCCACCGGCATCCTCGACATACAGGAAGCGCTGGAGCTGGTTGTCGGTGAACTTCCCGCCGCTGAACTTGGCCTTCTCATGCTTCGTCTGCTTGATCTTCCCCGCCGCACCCCCCAGCACCTCCGGCGGCAGGAAGCTCTCGATCGGCTTTTGCTGAAGATTCTGCGAGTCCTCCTCACGCCGGGCCATGCAGAAGATCGTGGCCTTGCGCGCATACTTCCAGGCCTGCACGGTGAGCATCGCCGCCACATGCGTTTTGCCCGCACGAATGCCGCCGCTCACCAACAGCTCCAGCACGCGCCCAGGATGCGCCAGCCGTTTCTCGCACAGCTCCAGCAGAAACACCCACCACTCCCACGGCACCCAGCCGCAATCCAGCGGCCGCTCCCGCATCTCCGCGATCGCCTGGTGCCGCGCATCCACCGCCAACGCCGCGCCCTCCTCCCCCAGCGCCCCCAGCTCCTCGAGCGTAACCCGCTCAATCACCGGATGCGCCTCTTGCATGGCATGCAGTTGCTCGATCACGTTCATGCGTTCTCCTCCTTCGTCATTCGGATTTCTTCATTCCCACCTCCGGCGGGCATCACTTCCGCCTCGACCACCAGGTCGCTGCGTTCGGCGAGTTTCGCGCGGGCCTGCTCACGCAGTTGGTTCAGCTTCTCCACCGCGCTCACCTCCCGCACCTCGCGGATCTCGGTCGGCATGCCATGCAGGCTGCGCTCGATGTCATGCGCCATCTTCGTGCTCATCGCCACCGCCATGAGGTCCGACTTCTTCGCATCGGGCAGCACTTCCACCAGCTTCGCCGTGCCCTGCATCACCGCGATCTGCGCGCTCACCGCATTGATCTGCGCCAGCTCCTCCGTGCTGAACTCGGTGCGGATCAGCGCCGTGATCGTCTGGCGGCTCTTGTCCACGCCCAGTTCCCTGAGCTGCCGTTGCAGCTCCGAGATGTTGGCAATGCCATGCTCACGCACCATCTCCACGCACAGCGCGTAGCTGGCCGGATCGGTGCTGCGCCAGTTCTTGGCACTGTGCTTCCGCCACTCCTCGACAGGCGAGGGTGGCAGATCCAAAGGCAGCGGCGGGGTGAGGTCCATGCAGGGGTGGCTTCAAAACGGGATGTCATCGTCCTCGAAGCCCTCGGTCATCACCTGGGCGGATTCACGGCTCTCGGCGCTAGCTGGCCGGGCGCTGCGCTGGCCGCCGGGCTCATACTCGCGCGCATTGCCGAGGAACGGCATCTGCGGCGGATTCGGCCCTTCCCGCTCGGCCTTGCTCACGCTCTCCTTGCACCAGTGCGTGTTGCCATACTCGTCCTTGCCGTCCTTGTTCGGCACAAAGTCCAGCGCCAGCCCCAGCCGCTCCGGGTTCCGCTCATTCACGCGGATGCGCGACTTAGACAACACAATCACGAGGCAGTCCTCCGCCTCGCCGGTCTTGGATTTCAGCTTCATGCGAAACGCTCCTTGGAGCTTCGCGGGGTCAATGTAGGCATTCAGTTTGTTGGGCATGTGGGTGTGGGTGGTAAGTGTGAGTCTGGTATTACTTGCTGGTGAAAAACGCCTTGAAGGTGTCGTGACCATAGCAGCCGCGCGTTTCGTCGATGACGAATTGGACCGAGAGGCTTTCCCTTGTAGTTTTTGCTGCTCAGGAAATGAGACACGCCCTGCTGGCACGCACCTGTGATGGCGCGATACGCGACAATCATTTCCTTCAGCGAGGTTTTTGTCTCCGTCGTCCAAGTCAGATAAGGCTCTGTATCGCGCTTACCCATTTTGAGCAAAAGATCCGCGCGAGCTTCGCTTAGAGTTGATCCGTGCGCGGTGTAACCGTCACGTTGAACAATATAGCTTATTTTTGTTTGCCCAACGATCCGCACACGTTTGACGCCACCTCGAGAATCAATGACCCGAGCAAGGATACCATCGTCTAAAGTTAGATTATGCGAAGCAAGAGCACCCACTAACGCAGCACGACAAAATGACTTAGCTGAAGGGCAATCTCTCTTTGCAAGCTTCGGAAACGCCGTCTGGGTGTTGGCATCTCTGACGTCAAGGCTGTCACCGATGGTTGTGAGTTTAGGAAACGCCGTCTGGATGTCGGCACCTCTGACAAAAAGGCCACCACCAATCGTCGTGAGTTTAGGAAACGCCGTCTGGGTGTTGGCACCGCTGACAAAAAGGCCACCACCAATCGTCGTGAGTTTAGGAAACGCCGTCTGGGTGTTGGCATCTCTGACGTTAAGGCTGTCACCAATCGTCGTGAGTTTTGGAAACGCCGTCTGGGTGTTGGCACCGCTGACGTCAAGGCTGTCACCGATGGTTGTGAGTTTAGGAAACGCCGTCTGGATGTCGGCACCTCTGACAAAAAGGCCACCACCAATCGTCGTGAGTTTAGGAAACGCCGTCTGGGTGTTGGCATCTCTGACGTTAAGGCTGTCACCAATCGTCGTGAGTTTTGGAAACGCCGTCTGGGTGTTGGCATCTCTGGCGTCAAGGCAGCCACCAATCGTCGTGAGTTTAGGAAACGCCGTCTGGGTGTTGGCACCGCTGACGAAAAGGCCGCCACCGATGGTTGTGAGTTTAGGAAACGCCGTCTGGGTGTTGGCACCGCTGGCGTCAAGGTAGCCACCAATCGTTGTGAGTTTAGGAAACGCCGTCTGGGTGTTGGCATCTCTGACGTCAAGGCTGTCACCGATGGTTGTGAGTTTAGGAAACGCCGTCTGGGCGTCGGCACCGCTGACGAAAAGGACGCCACCGATGGTTGTGAGTTTAGGAAACGCCGTCTGGGTGTTGGCACCGCTGACGAAAAAGGCCGCCACCGATGCTTGTGAGTTTAGGAAACGCCGTCTGGGTGTTGGCACCGCTGGCGTCAAGGTAGCCACCAATCGTTGTGAGTTTAGGAAACGCCGTCTGGGTGTTGGCACCGCTGGCGTCAAGGTAGCCACCAATCGTTGTGAGTTTAGGAAACGCCGTCTGGGTGTCGGCACCGCATGCATAAAGAGTGCCGGTAATTGTTTCAAATTGGTAAACTATTCCAGGTTGTGCGAATAAGTCGCCTTGGTGCTTGTGTTCGATAGGGTTTTTGAATTTCTGTTTCATGTCGGTGTGTGGTTGTGGGTGTTATTGGTTCTCCAATTCGTGACGGAGCCATGTGGCAAAAGCGCTTTCGTTAGGCGTCAGTTCCGTCGTGACGCTAGAGTTTCGTTAAAGATCTGGCGTCGTAGGCTGCCCGGAGAATGTTCAATGTGGCGTAAAACGCTTCCGTTTGTTGCGCCCCGCCTCCAGCTTGAGATTTGAATATATCCGTGCGCAATCTCAAAGCCGGTGAGCCTCTCTCCAAGGCTTCGCCTGTATGCACCTGCTTGGCAAAATCGACGGCAAAACGGGTATATTGCCACGCATACACCATCCAGGCGGCTATACGCGAAGCCGACCATTTGCGGTGATCAACACACATCAGCGGTTGAAACGCCTCGATTTCTTCTCGCAGCAAACTGATGACCAGGCTCATCTGATGCGCGCTCGGCTTAAAGGATGATGTTACAATGGAGTTATACGCGAACAGAACCAGCAATCGCGCGGTAGCAGCCACCCAGTTTGACACCTTCTGATCCAGCATCAAAGTAAGCACATCTGCGGAAGTGCGTTTCGCGTGCGAATCAATCACTGCAAGCGCTGCACGGTCCACGCCCAAAAGTCAGATTGATCCAAATCGGTGGATAACCGGCCGTTTTGTTTGCCGTAACGCGGTGTCCACAATCAATGGTTTCTCCTTGAGTGTCCACGCTGAAGCCTTGCCCCGTGCAATACCAACGTCCCATTTCCATGGAATCAACCAGAGACTCAAGCTGTTTGGCTTTGATGGTCCGGTTCCGTGTGTTGTGCTCGTGAAGATAGTCGATCAGCGCAGGCCATGTTTGCAACTGCACTGTGATCGGATGCGGCTGCACCATCAGGCTCAAATCTTTCCGCAGCGCCTCGGCAAATTGATCATGCGCTTGCTTCAAGATTGCAGGTTGTAATGTCAATGAGGATGTCATGTGTGTAGTGGTTATGTGGTGGGTGTGGGTTGTGGTGATGAGCTCTCGCTCGGTGAAACTCAGTCAAAGTCGCTGCTCCAATCCTCCGAGGATTTGCCCTTGCGGCCCACCTCGCGCGCGGTCTTGATGGCTTTTTCCTTCTTGGGGGTGGCGTAGCTGCCGAACTGCCAGTCACGCCAATCCGTGCTGTTGAGCCTCGGCATGCGGCTGCTGAACCAGGTGCGCCAGTCCTCAAAGCGCACATGCAGCTCCGGCGTCGGCCCGCGTCGGTTCTTGCGTATGTAAATCTTCGCGTCCTGCTCGTAGTCCTGCCGCGCCCAGCCGCCGTCTTCCTCGCCATATTTATCGCCGCTGCTCCAGCACTGCGGATTGCGCTCGCGGCGCGGCTCCACGGCATCGGTCCACCCGCGTTTCTTCTCGTCGCTCAACGTGTGCCAGCCGAAGAAATACGGGTCGCGATGCAGCATCCAGACGTGATCGGCATACCACTCGATGCTGGCGCTGCCGCTCAGATCGGCAAGCACCGGCGGCTTGCCCGCGTTGCGGTCGGTCTCGCGGTTGAGCTGCACCATCAGCAGCACCACGAGCTTGTGATACTTCTTCACGAATTGCAGCGTCTCCATGACCTCCACCAGCGCCTCGCGCTCGTCCTTCAAACCGCGCTTGGTGACGGCTTTGATGAGGTGCAGGTGATCCACGACGATCCAGCGGATGCCATGCTTGCGCTTGGCCACCTGCACCTGACTGCGAATGTCGGCCGTGGTGATTGCACCTCCATCGGAGATCAGCAGCGGAGAACGCTGCACCTCCCGCGCCTTGAGGTTCATGGCCTCTTGGTCGGCGCGGCTAAACATGCCGGTGATAGCTTTGCTGGTGTCCACCCCACCACCGCCGAGGATGATGCGATCGTAAAGCTGCACGCCGCTCATTTCCGCGCTGAAGACGAGCCCCGGCACTGCCGCGCAACACAGCCATATTGTGAATCAACGTGGTGGCCATGGCGGTTTTGCCCTGTCCTGGGCGGCCTGCGATGACCACGATCTCACCCTGCGAATCATCGAGGCCATGCACGCTTTGATCCAGCTCCAGCAGCCCGGTCTCGATACCCATGATCTTGCCGCGATTGGCGATGGTGGCTTCAGTGCGTTCCACCCACTCCATCACGCCCTGCTTGGCGGACACCGGGCCAGTGCTGTATTCGCCGCTGGCCTGCATGGCCTACACGCAGTCAAACACGCGGCTCTCCGCCCGCGCAATGACGGCCACCGCATCGGCCGTCTCATCGTCTTTGCCATGGTCAAAGCATTCCTCGATGCTTTCGGCGCAGGCATGGATGGTGCAGCGCAGCATCCACTTTTCGCGCACCACTTGCAGGTAGTGCGGGTAATGCGCCGGCACAGGCGCATGACAACCGAGATCGGCAATCTCCGCCGCGCCGCCCACAAAATCGAGCCGCTCCCGCTCCCGCAGCGCATGCGTGAGGCGATGACCTCGACGGGCTTGTTCGCATCCAGCAGGGTGAGCATGGTTTCATACACAGTCTGGTAGGCCGGGCTGTAAAACGCCTCCGGCTTGAGCCGGGTCCGCACCTCAGTGAGGCGCTCCGGGTCTTGCAGGAGGCAGGAAAGCAGGCCTTTCTCGGCATCGCGTGCCTCAGGCATCGCCCGATTGATCCGCGCCAGCCGAGCCTCGGGGCTGTCTGGCCGGTGTTCGATAGGCAGGGTATCGCTCATGCGGCCTCCTTTCCATGCTCACGCAGCCAGGCGCGCACTTGCGATTTGTCGCTGGCAGTCATCTGCGGCCAAGCGGGACAGATCTGCTGCCACTCCTCGCCGAACAAAGCGGCCATAGCTTGCTCATAACCCACCGGCGGATGCTCAATCGTCAGCAACGCGCCCCCTTCTTTTTGCGCCCAAACCCGACCATGCAGGCTGCGGCATGCCGCGCAGATCCCCGCCACGATCCTGCTCTTTGGCCAGCCAACTCGTCACAAACTTGCGCCAGTTGCTCTTGCGCGCCTTCGCAGGATTGGCCTTCAGCCATTGCTCCATCGCCAGCATCTGCCGCCGGATGTCGCAGGCGGGATAGGCCTGCGAGGCTCATCCCACAGGTCGCCAGTGAACCCGGTCCACCCGCCCTCCGGCGCCCATGCCAAAGCATCTTGATCCGCGCCCCCCTTCTTTTTCTGGCCAGAATCCGGTTCGAGTTCAACGGCAGGCAAGCCACGGCAGCGCCGTCGCCGCTCGGTCCAGCACCGTCAGGTGCGGACAAGAAGGTGGTTGTTGGTTGTTGGTTGTTGGTTGTTGGTACGCGCGTGCGTAGCATACCGTTCGCATTGCGTTCGCTATGCGTTGGCATTGCGTTCGCATTGCGTTCGCTGTACGATGGCATCTGCGTTTGCATTGCGATTGCTTCTGCCATCGCACCGCTGCCGATGCTGCGGCTTTCTCGGCTTGGCTGCGAAACTCGGCGATCTCGCGCTGCACTCGACGCTGGGTGTAGCCCTCCTCACCGAGCTCAAAGAACTCATCGCGCACGGTGATGACAGCCTCGCGCTCAGCCTTGTCAAAGGCGGAGCACAAACGGAAAAGAGTGCGCTCATCCTCCGGCAGTGGCCGCTCGCTGGCATAGGCCCAATCAAGCATCAGGGTGAGTGCCCCGTGCTCCAGCATGGTCAGGTGCTTCGTGTATCTTTGGCATAGTCGCCAATGTGTCTCCAATATTTATGCACGGGCAGTCTCCTCCTCGAGTAAAATGTTTCTCCAGCCAGGTGCGGCTCATCACGCCGTGGCCGTCAGTGGTAAGGTTCATAAAATCGACCGTGCCACGCGTGACATAAGTCAGCTTCAAACGCGTGGACTCATGGCGGTGACGCCACACAGATCCCACGACCACAAGGTCGCACCGAACGAGCAGAAGATTGACTCATAGGCCGGACTCCTCCTTCAATTCGCGCGCCTGATTCAGCGCATCGTGGATGCTTTGAGACGCTAATGCGACCGCGCTTTTTTGTCGCACGCAAAAGCGGCTCATAGGCTTTGCCAGCATCACCCCGAAAGGCAATGCGCCCTGCTTGATCAATCTCACAGGTGGCCACTGGCCATGGCTCAAGCACGCCGGTGTCAGGGTTGGGACGGTATCGCAGCACTTGCACAGCCGCGACGAGAGGGATGGGTTTGGATTCAAGTGACATGTGGAGAGAAAAGTGTGTCAAAGCAGCCAGCCATGTCGGCGCTGCATCAGCTGCGCCTCGATGCGCATGCGTTCCTCGCATGCCGCCACGATGTTCTGGCAAGCGAGCAAATTGATCCGTGTCGTGGCACGCTCATTGAGTGAGAGCCAGCTTGTCTGCTGGGCTCACATCCTCGCGCGCCAGCAGCTCATCGATGTCGCGCAGGATAGCGGCGCACTCATCAATGCGCCGCCGAGCGTGCAGCAGCTCATGCAGCGGCCGCTGGGCAATGGCCTTTGTGGCGGGCGCGTAAACACTCATGCCGCGCCCCCTTCTTTTTCAGACCACCCACAAGGTTGCTCATAGCAATCCAAGTTGTGACGGGACAGGCACTGCGGGCAGCGTGGCTCCGGCACGGGCCCCGCGTAGATCCACGCGCCATCCACCTGTTGCGCCTGCAACCAGCAGGGAAATGGGAAACGCTCAGCATGCAGACCACGCCCCAGCTTCACCAGCACGATCTGCCCGGTGCGCACCACGCGCGCAAACACCGCCTTCCGACCATACGGGCGCACCGCCTCAACCGCGCCCCTTCTTTTTTGGGGCGGGGTCCGGCGTGAAGCCGAGCCATTGCGGAAATTTTCTGCGACACCTAATCCGATCCTATTGGCAGCGCGCGCGCGCGCGCCCGACCCTCCCCCCATCGCTTTCAGCGCCGGCCACGCGGCCCAGCCCAGCCTGACCGGCATCCAGATCGGCCCACGCGTGGCATGGAGTGTGACACGGTGCGGCACCTCCCTCGTATGAGGTCGCAATAAACAGCAGATTGCACATCCGCTGCACCGTGACACGCAGCCCCGCGCACCTGGTCACCGGCACCGCCCTGGGCGATCCCGGCGAGCGCCGCCGCCGCGGCCGCCATTGCGAAACTTCGCCC